ATTCGGCGGCAGTGCGCAGCGTGAAGATGAAGGAGTTAACAACGAACGGTAGCGCGTATCCTAACGTCGCCATCCAAAACGTATGTTCTTTGTATAGTTCAATTGCCCACTTGATCATATTATAATAGGATTATTAATCCTTTCTCCTTGGCTCGTTTCTCTGCTAGTCCCATGATATCGTCTTCAGGGAGTAGGGTTTGAAGGACCTCAACGGTATCCCGTTGTAGACCCGTATACTCTTCAGGCTGCGTGTCTTGTAATGCACCGACACCTTCTACCTGCTGTGTCAATAGACGTCGGCCTACGCGATGCTCGTCCTGATCCTCGTCAATAGGCGGAGCGTCTTCGTCATCAGGCGTAGGCTCAGCAACGATAGGAGCCAGCTTGCGTTCTTCCCGTATCTCACGCGCGGCCTGTTCAATTGCCGGGTTCTTGAAGAACGAACCAAGGACAAGATCCTGCGTAGTCTGGTCAACCTTAATTAGATTGACACCGCGACCTGTGCCGGACGTTGTCCTGATGTTCCTGATACGCTCTAGCGCAGCAAGGCTTCTATCCGTCTTTTCCATCTTATATTGTACCGTAGATAACTGTAAGAGTATATAGCTAGCGGAGTCCGCGCTTGATCTCTAACAATTCAGCCGTGATCATACCGGCTCGTGTTTATCAGGATGGCAGAACTGTATCATCTTGTTGATTAGCTGGAGCGGCATCGCGCTCTTTATGGTCGCGCCAAGACTGGTATTGAGGATGGACTTCTTCAAGCAATCCAATTCGTAATTGCTATCCCGTAGCGCGACGGAGAGGTTGTTGACTTGACGACGTGCCTTGAGTAGATCCTCAGCAATGCTGCTGATGATACACCAAGACCAATAGATAACGAACAAAGGGACGGCAATGACGCCCCAATAAATCACATCACTCATATTAGTCCTGCTTAGGCATCTCTACAATTTCAAGTTGGCAATGATCGTGGATATAGAACTCGCGCTCTTCACCCGGCTTCAAGACAACGGATACCGTGCCGTTCTGTTTGATACCAACTACATGCTTGTTCTGTTCACAAGGATAGGAAAGATTCTGTACATTCACACGAGTAGTCATATTATACTCCCTTTATTTGTAAGAGTTTACCAGCCGTTGCCGCCGCCCCAATTACGTTCACCGTCTTCCTCACCGACCACTTCCCATATTACACCGTCATGACGGAACTTGTTCTTACCCGGATCGCTGGTAATGAGAACGGGAGGGAGAGGGACTTCTTGTTCTAGTTGTAGGACGCGCTCGGCATACAGCGCGGACCTAGGATCAGTTAGAGCCAGATCCTTGAAGAATGGTTGGATGGATAGCCAACCGAATAGGACCAGAGTCATTACCAAGTCGTCATGGCAATCGGAGTCTGCCGCATACGTCTTGTTAGGACGAACAACGAACGTCGTTAGCTCGGCGATCGTTTGGAAGTCCAACGTGACCAGCTGATGGTTCTCAATCAGCTGCTTGATAGCATTACATCCTATGCGCTTCGTCTTAGGTGTAGTGCGTACACCAGGAGAGCGGACGGAGCGTAGAGATACTTCCTGCTGCTTGTACAGGTTAGCATCGCTGTAGAATATGTTCTCGTATTCGAGATCGTCTAGCAATATCTGTAGGACGACCGCGCCAACGTCATTGGATTCAACCAGGACGTATGCCTTGTTGTATAGCATCGCGACTTGCTTGATGACGTTAGGATACAACTCGTATGGTATTTCATTAGAGTGATAGACGGCAACGACCTTGTATGGAGTCTTGGTGACGTCGATAACAGAGAACGCAGAGTAATCCATTTCCTTACCGTGGCTGACGTCAACCGTCATAACATAGCGGTGGCCTGGACGCGCGTCCTCGTATACACGCAGCTTCTTATCAATCAGTGTCTTGATAGGATCGACGAATACAAGGTTCTTCAAACAAGTAGAGCTAATCAGGGTTCCTGCGGATCCCATGAATTCAACTTCCTGCTCCTGTAGGAACTTCTCTTCGCTCATTACAGACTTCTGATCCTCTGCCCACTTCTTGTTGCGGCCAGGAACCTGGTTCCACTTAACCGTCATATGCTTGAAGCTGTTCTTCTTGTTAACAGCGTCCATGAACATCTTGTAGAAGTGGTTCATGCCGTTAGGTGTAGAGCAGATGATAACCTTGGCGGTCTTACCAGAGCTAATCGTAGGGTATACGGACGTGAAGAAGTTGATAGCGACCTGATTAGGTACGTGTGCGTATTCGTCCAGGAACAGCAATGAGATAGAGAAACCTCGGATTGCGTTGCTAGAGGTAGAAGAGCTAATGACGCGTGAGCCGTTCTCGAGCAGGAAGCTCGTCTTGTTCCAGACCTGGACACCCTGCTGCATCCATAGTGGAACGTTCATATACATTTCCTGAACCTTGGACAAGATTTCAGTAGCGGTGTCCTGCTTGTTAGCAAGGATAGCCGCAGTCTTCACGTTATTGAATAGGATGAACCAAAGGATGTAAGCAGCGGACGTTGTCGTCTTACCGGACTGACGAGCACAACGCATGATAACCCGGTTCCAACGGTGGAACTTCTGAATCATCTTCTTTTCATAATCAAATAGCGCGAAGGGGATTACACCCTCGTCGATAGAAACAATCTTGACGTAGTTCTCAACGAAGTAATCAGGATCCTTAGCACAAAGAGCCATCTCATTGAGTTGCTCCTTGGTCATATTGAATTTCTGACCGCACTTCTTTAGACGTGGGTTGGAGTTGAACTCTTCCACATCATCGTGCTGAATGATCGGGATTAGTTTAGTTGCCATCAGACTCTTCAGGAAGATCGTCGTTGCCTAGATCACCGGCTGTGTCTAGGTCTTCAGCAGATTGGTCTGCAACCACGTTTGGTGATGCGGTTCTAATAAGCTCTAGGAGCTCCGCAGTCGTGCCCGTGAATACAGCCTTGTCGATGTTGACGATGTTTGTCGTATTGCCGCTAGAGGCAGCGTTAACTCCTAGGAAGGCATTCTTATTGCGTGCCAAGTTTATCGTGTTGTTGGACACGATGGTCTTGTCGTTGTGAATCTTTAAGAGTTTCTCAGAGATGTCAGCATTGTGACGGATCAGGGCCGCCAGGACTTCATAAGAACGAGGAGACTGCGTCTCCCGGCTGATCTCTAAGAGTTGATTGATGGCGATGTTATTCTTATCAATCATATCATGGAGCGTTCTGCTAGCCAGATCCGCGTCACTGTCTATCTTGCGCTCTTGTATGACTTCAGCAGGAACGATAACAACGGGAAGGTTAGCCGCTGCTGCCTCTTCAACACGCAGTGCTTCTGCTTCCTGATCTTCTTGTAGGGCTATACCGAGTGCGTTTGCTAGAGGGGAATCAATTGGACCATGATTAGGCATTATCTACTCACTTAGGGACTGAATATAATCGGTTGAGGGAATGTATTAGGACTCTCGGTGATAACCGTTGTGAATCCGTAATCCATATCACTGTTAGCGTTGGCGGGATTAGGCGTGACGCTGATCGTTGCTAGCGTCAGGTTGTTAGCAGCCGTCTCAACGACGAACGTTGCTGCGCTATTCGCGCCGACTAGAGGAACGTTGGCGGCAATGATACCAGAGACGTTGGCTAGGTTCAATATCTCGGCCGTTGGGTTCCATCCTACAACGACTGCCGTAGCATTCGCGTCAGGTAGGTTGCCGCCTTGATAGACGATTTCACCTAGCTGATAAGATCCGAAACTGTTCGTATTAGATAGCTGAACTTCCAACGGATCGTTGGTAGAGAATGCAGCAATCTGCTTAAGGTTCGTGATAACATCGGTGATGACTTGACCGGTGTTGATAGGACCGAACAACTGAGCCTGCATAGTGAAGTTCAATGTCCAGGTAATCCTGCGCTCTTCCGTCTTGGCGTCGCCTTCATATTCCGTATCACATACACAGCTGTTCAATACCAACGGAGCATTGCGGGAGATCCCTAGCTCCGGAATGTAATTGATCGTTACAGTGTAGTCAGGCGTAAAGAAGGGAAGGATCTGCTCGACAACCTGGAGACCGTCCTCAACGTTGCGCACGTACAGGTTCAACTCAAACGTTAGATTCCAAGGAACAGATTGATACTGCTGAGCGGCAGAAGAACTAACTCCTGGCTGCGTGACTTGGTTGTAGCTGTTGAGCTTGCGTGAGGCATCGTATTCGTAATTGGTGACGAAGAAGCTCATCTGAGGGAGCTTGATCTCAATAGGCTTAGCAAGGTCTGGGTTATCTAGTAACCGCGTGATGAAGTTCTCTTTCGCTTCGTAGGATAGAGGAACAGTCGTGCGGGATAGCTCGGACTGAGTATCATTGGTGTACTTGACTAGGACCACTTCATTGAATATAGATCCGAAGGCAATGACACACTTACGGATTGAGCGATAATAGAAGGGAGGGAAGCCTAGCATGATTAGTCCGGATTACCAAAAGGATTCGTTTCACTGAAGTTCAAATAGGTGTTGCTGGATGTATTTATGCCCTGGTTATCAGCAAGGTCGTTGTTCTCATCCACGAGCGTATTGACGGACACCAACATCCAATGAGCATTGCTGCTTGCGCCTACCAATAGACTATCAGGAACAAACTCGCCTGCGGTTAGCTTCATCTGTAGTGTAGCAGCAGGTAGATTCCAAGAGACAACGACAGCATTAGCCGTTCCGTTGTTGGCTTGGTGAACAATCTCACCCTCTATGAATGTACCACTGCCACCTGGTTGTAGGTCGAACGTATACACTGTCGCAATTTGATTGACGACGTTAGAGATATCTGGATTGGTTGTGTTGATCTTTTCGTTGTTGTAACGGAACTTCTCAACCTTCAAAGAGTAGCCGACGAAGCCTGCTCCCGCGCCGTTGATACCTAGAGGATAGAACTGTTGTTCTTCATCCACGTACTTGATTTCAAATAGAGCGCGGAAGTTGGATAGCCACAGCAGATCACCTTCACGTGGACGGCTGTAGACTCCCTTGACTTCACGATCAAATGCGCGTTGAGCAACAAGGAAGGACGCGCTCTTCCTAACCTGTAGACCACCGAACTTAGAGAACAATTCCCCACCTTCGAATCCGTCTACCGTTTGGCAATACATTTCGATTGTGTAGTTGGTCTCGTACTTCTTGGTTGGGTCGTCACCAAACAACAGATCAAAACCGCTCGTGCTATCAGATACACGAGGGATGTAGACAACGTCAATACCATAGACCTGGATGAACTCGCCATACAGGTCGCGATAGGTAGATTGTTCGCTCTCGCTAGAGAACCAATTGAAGACGTTACGAGTCGTCACGTGTTAGCCTATTTCCCACATTGGAGGAGCTTCGAAGGTCTCGCGGATCTCTACCTTCAGACGTTCGACTTCTGCGTCCGCGTCATCATAGATCTTCTGACCATTGGCAACCATACCATTAGGCAATTGGACGCCGGCGAACTTAGATAGGTTGGCACCCCATTGGCGCTTGATAAGAGCCGTGGTTAGCTTCTTCAACATCATATCAGACCAGAAGGATTGGCTGTTGTTCCAATCTAGAACGATGTAGCACTCAGCAATGACCTTGGATCCAATAGCCACCCGAGCAT